CAATGAGATCTATAACCATTAACATGGCTGACGCGGTGCCCTTTCTCATTCCAGTAGGTAGCAGTTAGAAGCTGCATTTCATTGGAAACCTTTAATCAGGTCTAGTCATTTTTTGCTAACTAGGGTGTAGTCGTAACAATGTTATCAATTTCTTGAATAACGATGTCTACAAACTCAGTGGTACCACTTGTGTATCCATTAGATACGGTCAAAGTAGGTATAAGACTGTAGTCAGTCCCCACTGTTAAATACCTTGTCACCTGCAACAAAGTAAGTCCGCTGCACGCATGCTGCGAAATAGAGGCATTGTCATGGACCCCAAGGGACGCCACATCAGGCCCGAGTACTGATGCTGCCCCTGTGCTTACTAGCGTTTGGCCAGTCCATGTGACGATTACTCCAATCTGTTTACCCCTCCACGAAGAGAGACCTATAACACCGAGTTGAGTATAGGTGATTGGTGGCCCGGAGACAACTATGTCAGTAGTCCCAAGCACGTCAGTGGCATCCCATGTTTTGGCAACATACATGGAATTTGCCTGCACAAGATCAGAATATCTTGGCTTTAAGAGTTCCAAATCATATGAAACCCAGAGTTGGCCGATGTTGGCTGCGGCCTGCATACCTTGTGTAGCGAGTTGGAATAATCCATGGTCGTACACAATACTCTCATCATCCCCTTCTCCTAAATGATCGATGTACATGACATCAATCGGACGTTCGTGTGGATCACATTCTACAGCGTGAATCCCGTCCTCAGAGGGTTTGAAAGCATTGCTGAAATAGGCTGCTTGCATTTCAGGCTTTCCCGTATATGGTGGTTCATTAACATCATAGTTTGTGGCCATGATCACTGTACCTAAAGCTGTGTTGGTGCTATTTAAAGCATCAGCACTAGTACTGTTAAAGTAGAAAACCATACCATGAATACGGTATTGTTGGTAAGACTGTGCGATTCCGGATAGCCAAGGAAACAACGTTTTGCTTCCTGGGTTAATAGCATACGCGGCAACAGAAAAAGTTGTACTACCGATAATATCAGTGACATACTCTCTGTGTCGTATTCTTATAGAGCGTGAACCCTTACCAAACATTGGTGCATGTTGCAGTGTGTTCGAACTAACTGAGTAGTCGCCAAAACCCAAAATCTGGGAAACAACACCGCCGGCAGCGGTACCAATAACGCCGCCAATACCGGGAGCTAACATGTTCCCTAAGTATCCTCCTCCACCCCGAAGGGCTGCTCCGATGGCACGATCAGTAACTGATCGTCCGCCACCGCGTCCTTTCTTCTTCTTCCTTCGCCTGGGTCCCCTGCGTCTATTACGACCAGCAAAAGGACGTCCGGTAACTAAAGCCCTACGGTTGTAGGCTTGGTGTAAGCCAATTCCCCAGGGCAATGATATCCATGAAACTAAGGTAAATATCTGATGTAACCACCAATGTGTAGTTGTACCATAGATACTGTCCTCATAGTCACCTAGTTGGGTGGCCCTTGACAGGGCTTCAAATATGGATGTACCAGAGCCAAGTTTCCAAATCTCTTCTTCTCTCACACCCTCGCCTAGAGGGTCCTTCATAAAAACCGGGATCTCAGCATCTCCACTGTCAATAGTGTATGATGCGATTCCACAGTCTTTACCGATATCGCGAGCGAGGCCGTCAATAAAGATTTCATCTTCTAACAGATATGGACAATCTTCAATACGAACGCAACATTCAATATACTCTTCTAGACAGATAATAGTATGAATATCCATGTCATATAGAGCTGCGAATTGTGCATAAGTTTCCATGTCGGGTCTCATAGAGTTACCACCCTGTATTCTGTATGGGTTGTCATGTCGATGGTCGAAGCGAGCGGTAATACCGTCTTCTTCAGCTGAATCGGCTATAGCCCTCAACAGTGATCCAATTACTGGAATATGCCCTGCTGTAGGTATTAAGCCTAAACATGTGCCATACAGCAAAGAACGAAACAATGCTGGGTGGTGGTTGTGGTGATTCATTCCTAGTTTCATCAACATGCGAAAAGGTAGATTGCCCCATCGAAAAGCCCCTCCTACGCGCCAAAACCTGCCTGAGCAGTAGGTCACTTCAAAAGGGGTTTGTCGAGCAATAATTTCGCATTTCATGCCGAGATCAGAGTACGTACGTACAGCATGACTGAGTACAGTAGGGTGTGGTAAGGCAACAATATTATCGTCGCCTAAAACCATCATAGCCCAGTCGTCTTCCCAATCAAGATCGTAAACGTACATGGTAATCAGCACATTCAGAATAGAATTAAAACTAGAAGTCCACAGGTCGCCAGACCTCCTACCATGACGGAGTCTGACACGCACATCCCTGTTACGGTTTGATCCTCTGACATCGGACCATCGGCTGTGGAGCCATTCAAGGTCAGGGGAATCAATGACCTTGTTGCGAAGAAACCACTCTTCGACGTCAAGCATGCACTTCGATATAGAGCCGTCCCAATTAGAAACGTCACTCTCCGAGACATTCGAGAAAGTGTTAAACATATGTTCAACAAAGGCACCGGTCGCGTCTGGTGTGGAGCAGTTAGTATAGAAAACATGGTCGCTTCCATCCCATAGCCGGGTAAGCCACTTACTCATCTTCGAAAAGAAATAACTATAGTGTGCAATAACTCGTGGTGAAGAAGCCCAAATTTGGCGAGGCTTGAAATTGTCAGCCGTCTTGCCAATGTAGACTTCCCCTTTGACAAAGATGCTTGCCTCTTTGTCGTCATCGCCCAAACGTTCGTCACGCATTGCCAGTAACGCCTCACCTCGCTTCGTACCATAGGAAGAAATCAGATGTGTCCGCATCTGTTCCTGGCTAGGCTGTTCATACTCAAAATTGGGCATTTGTTCGAGCATACGTATAGCAAAGTGGTAGAAATCATCACCGGCTTCTTGTAAAGCTAAGCTACTGCTAACCATCCGTTCACTTATGGCGCCGTGTAGTTCTGGTGACCCCGACATTGGGTAAGTCATCGGTCCTGGAATTGTAGTCCCAAAAATATCGACCTTCTCCTCCGGCCGTGGCTTATCAATGTATTCAATGTGGACTGCTGCACCCGCTGAGACTATGGGGGGTAGCCTCTCTAACGGGTAAGCGCTCTTACGCAGATATGGTAACGAACATGGTGTTAGCGTAAAGAGTGATGGCGTATCACGAAGCATATCTACTAGTACACATCGGTGTAATGTGTAACCATGTAGGTCCTTGGACTGCTTGTACCTGAATGCTGGAAAATCATAGCCTATCATCTGTCGTGTAAATAAATGTATAAATGTTACTGCAACTAATACACCAGGTAAATCCCTGATCATAGCTGCTGAAAGCACAAACAGAATGAAATGAGCATAATTCTTGAGGTTCAAATATGTCATACGGTTTTTCTTAACACGGGCGTACTCAACTGAGAAGGTCTTACCCCTCTTCATGTACATGTGTTGTAACCGCTGTACAGTGTTAACCTCCCAGTTGGCTGCAAAAGCCGTGTATCTTAAATTCAGTTTTCGACCGAACCAATCGCTGTGTATAGCGTTGGAGATATCACGTTCTAAGCCTGTGTATCTTGGAAATCGCCTTAAGTACACTGCAGTGGCTTGCAGTGCCATTTGCGGGTATTGCAACGGCTTGTCCAAACTCTGTTTCTCAAGAACAGATTCAACACATAGGTGGATACGTGCGTTGGTACACGTGGGTGTGTACCTTACGATGCTATCGCCAATGCCGCGTCCTTGCGTTTCGCACCAAACGATAAGGCCGCAGTCACTGGATACCACTATAGGAGTGGAATGGTCCCAAAACTTACTGTAACATTTGAGTTGTCTTAACTCACCTGCCACTTTCACGGTGCCGCTTAGAATCAAAGGTGTTCTTGGATTTTTCGATCCAATAATGATACGTTTCTGAAACGGTGTGCCGCAGTTATACTGGTTAACATCAACCAGGGGATACAAATCGTCAAAGTCCACTTTGAGCGCGTCTTCATACACATCAATAATTGCTTGGTACTTCGCATCGCTGTCGGCGACGGAGTCAAGCACTTTCTGTGCATTTGCGTGGCGACGGCCACCCCCTCCCTTCTTTGAAGACTTGGTTTTCTTCTTCCGTAGGGGTGCTCGATGTTGTCGTTGTCTCCTACTCCTGTCCGTTTTCACTTCTTCCTGTTCAGGGGTATTAACCTCTGGTTGTGGTCTTAGTGTTGGAGCGCGCGGAGCAGCTGGAGCATTATACACTTTCGTGTCAACATCGTCGCTGTGCGGGGAGTTGTCAGCTTCTTTAAGATGATCGGTGTACTGATCAAAAGATTCTAGTGTGCTAACAACGCAACTAGGGTCAGTTCCTTGAGCGTCACCAGAAGGAATTCCCGTCTCAGCACCAAATATTGATTGCAAGTCAAATTCAGTACCAACTTGTTTTATCGAGTTGTCTCTCTCGGATTGTGAGTCACAATTCTCACTCTCCGTTTGATTATTGTTTTTACCCTCTAATTCTACTGGGTCGTTGATTTGTAACGCTACAACGTCGCGCTTTGGATATACATCCCTGTCTACATAAGTAGCAATGTTCTATTTAGTTTACTCTGTTAGCACCCTTTCAGGTGAACCCACGTCTACATCATTACGTGGTCGAGCATGTTGAGGTATTTACGTGCACACTTAGGAGTATGGTACTTCCCTCCATGCACTGTTTCAGTCCAACTGCCTATGTTTTCGAATTCTCACATCAAAACCATGGTATCCAACACGCCTCAGCGATGGTTGGACTGGAAAAGGTTCTCTTACCCTATGGTTGGGGATCAGTTTACTCAGTTAAGATGGGGCGGCCTACTCACCCCCTCGTCCGTCTTTGTGCAGTCCTTTAAAAGGGACATTTTCAACCTTGACGGACGTCAGCCTATGCCTTAGCATGGAGCAACGGAATCGGTTACCACCCCGCAGGTAAAGCCCATACCCAATCAGTATTGTTAGAAGAAATCACCACCCAATCACTTAACAAGATCCTGACT